CAAATGCAATGCTCAATATCCCTGCACTCTTTCTGATACTGTTGATAGCGGGGATCGAAAGGGTCCATATTGTTTTCCCCTCAGCGCGGTGCTTCTGTGAGTGTGCGCTTCTCGACGGTCTCAACCGTGAGCGTGACAGCCGGATGCGTCACGCGGATGACGCGGTAGGTTTTGCCTGCCTGCCCGCTTTCCTTGATGGCCTTGATGCCCGCTTGCGTACTCGGCGCATTGCGGTGATCTTCCCAGACCGCCTGCGTCTCACCCGGCCCCACGAGCTCTTGCACGATGTAAGACCGGGGCGTCCGCTTCCGTTCCTTCTTTCCCTGCTCTTGTGCGTCACTCATTGCCTGCTCCTTGCGTTATGGGGTGTGCCAACGTTCTCATCCCCGCCTGCCACTCGCGCATGACGATCAGTCGGTAGTTCAGGTCATCGGGCAGGTACTTCGGCGGCACCCGCCTGTTCCGTTCCCGGACGCTCCGGAACTCCGGGGTCAACCCCTTGCACATCTCACCCTGGATAACCCAGAACTGATAGCCGCACTCGCAGATGTATCGTCCGCCCGGCTGTTCCTTCCACGGCGTGTAGGCCATGTGCGCGCGGCACGCGGGGCAATCTATCGCCGGGACGATTTCGGGCTGCTTGGGTTTCTTCATGTGTCCTGTATCCCTCTGGAAGTCACGGTCGTTAGTGGTACTTCCGCACAACCTTTCCGTTGTGGTGTGCGCCCTGCTCGTGCTGCTCACCCCGAATGCGGAAGTGGCAGACGGCACAGCGGCATCCCTTGTCGCCAACCCTGAGACGCGCTATCGTTTCTTTGGTCGCCTTCACAGTTCGCCTCCTCTTGTTACGGTCGTCTCGGTTGCATCATCCGGTTGCTTCCCGCAATCCCAGCCCACGATTACCTCCTGCTCTTCTTCTTGCTCCTCGAACGTGACGGCCACCTGCTTCTTGACCATGCGCTTTTCGGTAATCGCGCGGCATTGCGCAGGGTTTTCCCTCACGGCGTACATCTTCACCGTCACGTCCCCGACCTTGGCCGTGTATGTCCACCAGCCGCATTTATCGTCCCACTCTCGCTTCCAGACCGTCGGCGGGAAGCAAGCACGAATGGTTAGCACCTTGGCCTGCGTAGAGGCCTGAACTTCCAAGCACGGAGGTTTTCCGAATCCACACTCAAGGAAAATGACTGTCCCGTCCGGCACCTTCTCCAAGAACGGCCCGATGACGTCGAGTATTGCCTGTGCCTTCTGCATGTCCGCCTCCTCTTGCGTTAAGTTCTGGCCTGCTGGCCGTGGTAGCTGAGGCGTCTGTGCCTGGGGCGACTCCACGGAGTCGCGTCTATCAGGGCTATCGCAGCAGGCCGTGTTGTCAAAAAGCTATTCCGTCGGTATCTCGTCGTCGCCGATCTCGTCTCCGAGTTTCCGCTGCACCGCCTGCGTCTCTGTCGCGGCGGACTCTCCTGCGCCGCCCGTGAGCACCTTGTCCACGGCCTCGCTCGCGCTCGCCACCTCTGGCGGGCGCTCTGCATCGCGCAGACCTTCGGCCTCATCCATCAGTTCAATCGCCGCATACAGGCGCGGACTCTTGGGCAGCCATTTGCTCAGGCGTCGGAACGCCGTCTTGCGGTACATCTCGCCGGGGTAGTATTGCCAGGACGGGCTATCCTTCCCCCGATTCTTGAGTTTGCTCTGTGCGTGTATCTTTTCGAGCTCGCTGTAGTTCATAACTTCGCACACTACCCGGTCGCCCAGAAGCCACCCCACAGCGTAGGCCCCGGTGACGTTCTTCCTGTCGCCACGCCAGCCCGGCTTGTGGACGATGTACGGCTCGGTCCCCTGGTGATAGTCGAACTCGTCCCCCTCGCAGACAATCTGCGCATCCACCGCGAGCACGCTCGGATGCTGTATGGCGAGTTTCACGAGCCCCTTGTAGTCGACGATGATCTGGGGCTTGGGCACCTTATGCTCCCCGCCGTGTCCGTCATCCTCAGTGACGTTGAAGACGACGACATGCGCTTCGGGGAGCGTGCCGCCCGCGTACAAGCCAAGCTCCGCCAGCCTCATACACACGTCCATCAGGTCTTTGGGGCTGCACCGGAGCAGGGACGGGTCACGCCCTATCACATTGCGGAAGGTCTGGATGAATCGCTTGAGCGGCACGCCCTCGGGCAGCAACGCCTCGATCTTGTCCCGCGTTTCATCCATCACGATGCTGAACGTCTCCAGATTGCGCGTCGGCTCCGTCCACTTGACTATCGCCTTTTCTTCGGCCATTGTCTGTCCTCCGTTACACTTTGACTTGGACGCGTCCGGCCTTGTCACGGTAGACGCGCTGCCCGCCAGGCGTTTCTATGCCCGTGATCCCCGCCTGATTCGCGCGCGCGATAATCTGCTGCTTCAGGAGTTCGCGGCGTTTCGCCGCCGCCTTGTACTCTGCGTCCGCGTCCGCGAGGTTGGCTATCAGTTCGTCCTCCTCACCGTTCATGGTCAGGCGGCACGGCGCGGGATTCAGTGGCGCGAGGTCAGCAAGCGCCATAGCCGCTGCCCGACTGCCATCCGGCTCCGGGGGAACCTGCGGGTCAACATGCTCGGCAAGGAATCTGTCCGCAACCTCGACAAGCCGTGGAATCTGCGCATCGTTCCGGGGAATCGAGTAGATACGGAAATCCACCGCGAACCCGCCAGCCAACAGGGCGGCGATATCCCAACGCGGCATATCGCAGACGTACATGCACCACTGACATTGCAGGTAGTACTCGACGGGGACGGCATCCGGCTTCTCGCCCCAGCGGGCGCTCTGTTCGCGCACCCAGACGGTCTTGACCTCGACGCCCTCCTCCGCGCCGACGTATGGCTGCGCGGATGCGAACCCGTCAGGCGTCGCCATGTGCCGCGGATTGTGCTTGCACTTCCACGTGCCGCCAGTATTGGGGATAAGGTGCGCCCCCGTCTCCTCGGCATACCAGGCCAGCACGCCCGCCTCCAAGTGCCGCCCCGCTTTCGTGACAACGGTATCCTCATGCGGACGGCCCTTGCCCAGCTTCTCGGCATAGAGTGCCAGCGCACTCTCGCCGTCATACAGCGGCCAGGGCACCTGCTTTCCTTCGCGCCCCGCGTAGTAGGCGAGGATCACGCGCAGGTCAGTGCTGCTTACCCCTGTACGTCTCAGTGCGCGTTGCTCTGCTATCAATCCACCTGCCATTGTTATGCTCTCCTACTCATACGGCTGGGTGATGGTGTGCAAGATCGTGCAGGGAGTGTCGCCCGCCCTCTGCACTGTCGCTTCCCACCATTGCCCGTCGTGGCATTGGCTCAGCCTCGATGGGTATCCGCGCCCCGCACTGCCGGCACCGAAGCGTGCTCGGCATCACCTCCTCATCCATCTCACGCTTGTCAGGCTCGCCGCACCAGGGACACCGTATCGAGATCGTGACGTAGCTCATTGCGTTTGCTCCATGCGCTGTAGTGCCTGTTCTATCTGCGGGGCGACGTGCCGCCGCCAGCGTTCCAACTCTGCGTCAAACTCCGGCCCGTAAGGATCGCGCGGGGGTGAATCGTCGGGCGGCTCGCCTTCAATCCAAGCGTCAAGGCCCGGCAGTTCTGGACTCGCAAGTGTCATGCGCGGATATCCCCTTGCTCACTGGGTTTGCCCTCTGCCTTGGCGATTGCGGCGCGGGCAGTCGACAACTCCTCTTCTATTTCGTATTCTGCCCCGTCCCTATTGGCCTCCCCCATGGCTGCCTTGGCTAGCCCGATCAGGTCGGCCAACGCTTCCAGGAGTTCCGGTGCGGCGGCTATCAGCCGGGCGTTGGCCCTACATTGATCTGTCGGCCAGTAGCTGGTGAACAGGCAGATGCTGTGCGCAATGCCACCAACATCGGCGGACACATCGTTTTCGTCTCCTTCACCCCAGTGCATCCAAGGTCCTGGTGTGTGCTTACTCATATCCCCATCTCGCTTTCTGCGCTGGCCTCACCCGTCGCCCGCGCGAGTTCCTGGAGCCGCGCTTCCCGCGACGGCGCTTCCTGCCCGCCCTTGGCAAGCGCAGCCTCAGTAAGTTTCAGCGCCCCGTTGAGCGCCTTCAGTCGCGCGTCATGGACTGGGGCTTCCTGGAGTTCAGAGAGTTCGCGCCGGAGCTTGCGGTTGTCCCGCGCAAGTCCTTCGCATTCCCCGGCCAGCCAGCCAACCTCGTAGGAGAGCCGCGAAATCTGGCGGGCAACCGGGTAATGCTGACGCGCCTTCTGATGGGCTCGCCGCCTGAATTCAGCCGCCTTGGGACTGTCATCCGCCATCGTGTGTCTCCTCGTGACGTGAGAGTAGGGCGACCAGTGCAATCACCAGCAGCAGCGCCGATACCATCCAGAGTTCGGGCCAGGCCACCGGCTCTCGGGAGGCCATGAGGCACAGCGCGCCGAGGGCCTTGTTTGCGATTTCCTGCCCCTTAACTGTTGTACGGGGGGATAGGGTGGGTCTGGCAAAACAGGCCCTCGGTTGGGCGGTTTCGTGCACGTTTTAGCCCTCGCTCACACTTAACTGTTGCACCTTCGCCTGGCGCACGGCGCGATAGGTCGCCCGGCGCCGCTTTTCCCGACACTCCCCGCAGTATCGTGCCCGGGGCGGCAACGCCTTCCCGCAATCGGGGCACGCCCGTTCCCGCCGCACCGGAGCCTGTTGACCGCTCCGGGCTGCGCGTGAAAACTCACAGTCGGGGCAGACGTCCGATGTCGTACAGCTGGGCACGATGCTGCGTCCACACTGCGGGCATTTGAACCATGTGGTCATTGGCGGTTTCCATGCAAAAAGAGACCGGCCCAGCGGTCGGGGGCTGACCGCAATCGCGGGGTAGCGACCCAGGCATGGAGCAATGGAGAGAGCCTGCGGGCCGGTCGGGGGACGACGAAGGGGCTTGACAAGACACCCCAAAATAGGTATGATAGTACATGGAGAGAGCTATGCAATATGGCCCCCTCCCGTCATGGACAGGCGGGGGTCTGCCAAGACAACTACCCGCCTGTCCGCAGGACGCTTCTGGAAATGGGAGCTTGTGAGATGAGCGGGGTATACATTATCGGACGTAAGAAAAGCAAAAAAAAGCGAGGGGAAAATGCCCCTCATCCGTTTGCATCTGATATTGGTGTCGCGTCGCTCCATGCCCACTGCTCCATTGAACCAACGACCGCAATGCTACGCGATCAGCCGCCACCAGTCAAGCGCAAAAAGCCAGACCATGCCCGATTGCCTGTTTCCACGCGGAATAATGCATTCCTGGCCGAAAGATTTTCCGCCGCCCTTTCGCCCGATCAACTCCAAACGATGCTCTTTCACTCCGGGCGCCCCCCCTACCTGCTCACGCTCGAGCGGCCGGATTGGCGCGAGCCCAACGGCTATCCCATCGCCCGGACGATCCCCCTCTGGTCGCGCCCACGCCGGCGAGCGATGCTGAGGCGCGCGGCCCTGGGCTGCTTCTGCGTGCTGTGGCGCGTGCTCCCCCAGGGCCAGACGGTGGAGGTCTACCGGTGCGGGACGCCCCTTACGCGCGGGCGCGCCCGCGCGCGCAAGCCCGCAGCGCGGGTGGTGCATAGATAGCCACTGTTGCGCTGCTGGTAAATCGGCGCAGGAATCGTCAGGGCTATGCGATTTTCCCGAAAAAACCCAGGCCACGCAACGGCTGGGTGGCTATGGACTTATGACTTATCGCCGCTGCCCTATCTTTGGGGCTTGACACGGTGACTATCCGGTGGTATAATACTGATAATGATACAGAGCATACAGACAGCACTAACGGAGGAGCAGGCGATGGAGATTGCGAATACGGAACAGCTGATGGCGGATGCGCTGGGATACGCCGGAATGACGGTGCGTATCTACCGCGCTACGACGGGCGGCCCCGATAGCCAGAACACTTACGCGATGCGCACGGCACGCGGGGTTATCACAACGGCTAAGACAATAGACGCCCTGGCAGAGTTGGCGCGGCGCGAACGGTGGATTGCAACCTACCGCCATGTCAACACCGACGGCAAAGAGGTATGGGTTTCTATTCCAGATTGAAGGGAGAGAAGACCGATGGCACGCATACTTGAAGCCAAGCAACTCTAACTGAGGAGGGACGGACGATGGGCGAGTTCGGAATTGGCCGCGTGCCGGCAGATGTAGACCCGACGAGCGAGGCGGTCGCCGAGGCGGAGTCTGAACGGCTCCAGCCCCATGCGATCCCGCCGCAGCGGATGACGAAGTGCCGCCGGTGCGGAACGCCGATAGCCCGAGCCCATGCGCTCAGTGGGATGTGTCAGGGGTGTTTTGATCGCTACGATGACTGAGGAGGGACGGACGATGAAACGCCTGAAAATCGAGGTGGCGCACATGAACGATGGTGAGCAGACATGGTGGACATGGGGCATTTACCGGGGCAGCGAGTTGGTGATCAACGCTGGCGAGGAGTCGTATCCGACACGGCAGGCCGCATTTGATGCGGCGCGGGAGAGGAAGGCCCAGATCGTCGCGGACAACACTAACTGAGGAGCGGACGATGGCGAGACGCAAGCAACATTCCTCGGAGGCCGGCTACATAGCCGAACGGACGAACCCCTTTGCACCCGGCACAAAGGTTGTCATATATGACGCTGGAAAGCAAGGGCTCGACGTTGACGGCAAATACACTGTTGTGTGTGATGCTCATGCCACAATGGTTGGCGACACATCAGTCCCGCGAGCACGCATCCTAATGAAACGCCCTGACAACTTTTGCGAGTTTTGCGCCGTCATCGCCAAGGCTGAGGGCAAGTAACTCTAACTGAGGAGCGGACGATGAAGATGCTGAAGTGTCAACGCTGCGGGCACGAATGGGAGGCGCGCGTGGAACATCCGCGCGTCTGCCCCCGGTGCAAGACGTATGAATGGGACAAGCCGTATGTGCGCCCGCCGGTCGGCGGAGGGTCTTGACAGCATGTGGGATAGGCGCTATCGTGAACATGTCGGGGCGGCGAGGGGAACTGACCAGTGGAGGCATGGAACATGGGGCGGCGCGGAAAGTTCCTGAGTTGGAGCGGGAAGGGCGTGCGGGTTGGCTATGGCAGCCACAAGACGCAGGTTGTCGGCGGCGGCAAGGGCGGCCGGGATGATCTGGGGTGCGGGGTGCTGCTCTTTGCGCTGCTGATCATTGGGGGCGTGTTTTGTGCGGCAATGCTTGGAAATCGCGATCAGGATACGTCTACCACAGAAGCGGTCGCGGCAATAGAAACCCAGATAGAATCGTCTGCGCCTGCGGCCCCTCCCCCACCGCGCCCCGTGAGTTTACCACGACACATATTCCAACGTGCTCCATCCGGTCGGCGTCACCAAGTGCGGGCGATTGTGGAGCGGGGTACGAGCATAGAAGAACTCGAACGGTTAGCCGTGGTCATCGCCAAAGGACATTATAGTCGGGACGCCCTCACGGAGTACGTGGTGCGGGGGCAATCTACGTGTTTTCTTGTCCACTTCTTTGATGACGAGATTTGTCTGACGGGTTGGGATGGCACCGGGGCCGTGAACGACCGAGACCGGCCCCATCACGTTGGGTGGGTGCTCGTGGATCAGAACATAGGGGGCACCCTCTATGCCCGACAATACAATCCACCATTTGAATAAGGAGGACTGACCATGAAACGCTATCTGACATTGGGGATTGTGGGCGTGCTGCTGCTCGGTGCGGCCGCAACAGTGAGCCGCGAGGAGTTCGACGAGCTCAGGGGGCGTGTGGCGATCTTGGAGGGCAGGCTCAAGCGCATGGAGGCGCAACTGGAAACCCTCCAGGACGTCAAGGTGCATGAGGCGATGGGCGTGGAATCAAAGGCAGAAGCGGATACGAACAAGACGGATGAGGCGAAGGCTTTGGTGATAGCGGACTTGCCGAACTTGCGAACGTACCACGGATGGACGGATGCACAGCAGAAGCAATGGCATGAGAGCGTGAAAGGACAACGATTTTCTGGACATGCCATCGTGGAAGATGTTGGGTTCTCAACCCACACATCGACCTATGGGGTACGCATCCAGAGATGGGGTACTCAAGATGCAGCATTTACAGTTAGCCTCGGGCCAATGGTTGATCCGGCGCTATCGGCAGTGACAAAGCAAATGCGCATTGAGTTTACAGGGATCATCGAGAAGGTGTGGATAGAGGGTCGTGATTCTCTGGTAGGCAGGAATCGCCCCAATGTTCTATATGGTTTTACGCTTCGGGATACCGAAGTCACCTGGCCGGGTAAACCCGCCACAAGTCCGGCGGGCAAGCCCGCGAAGTAGTTACACCACGGTCGCCGTGAGCACGGGGGTTGCGGGCACGTCGCTGTCGGCCGTGGCCGCGCAGGTGTCGGTATTCTGCGTCTCTATCCCAGCCGGCCATGCGTCCGTTCCGATCCGCACGCAGAACAGGTATTCCTGCTCATTAACGAGCACGCCCGAACTCCAGGTATACCAGTCCGCCGCCGTAGGGTGACTCATCGCCACGCTGACTGCGGGGGTCGCCCAGTCTATCGTCCCCGTCCCGTTGTCCCAGTAGATACGCGCTTCGTGGGCCACGCCGGGCTCGTCGCCCTCATCGAGCGGATCGTAGAGCCAATCAACCTGTATCTTGCCGTCGGCAATGGCGGTGGCGATGGCAATGCGCGGGGGCGCGGGCAGCGAGGTAAGCACTCCGCCGGCGGCGACGCCGACGCGCACCATCTCCAGGATGTTCGCCTCCTCGTTGCCGTCGGAATCCCGCGCGCGGACGAGGAAGGTATAGAGGGCATCCACGGCGCCGGACACGGAATCAGTCCACGCGGGCGCGGCGGGCGTGGCGTAGGGCGTGTCGAGTTTGGCGGGTGCGTTGACGCCGCGATAGATGGGGTAGTCCGCAACGTCGGCGCTGTCGCTCTCCGTCCAGTCCAGCGTAATCTCGACGTCGCCCACTATGAGCAGGGAGGCGGTGAGTGACGATACGGCATCAATGCTACCGGCGAGCGTGACCGGCTCATGCAGGTGCAGGTTTTCGATGTCGCAGGAGAACGCGTATCCCGTGCCGAGGTTCGTACTGTTCGCAGCGAATATGTATCGGTAAGTCCGCCCCGCTGTGATTGCTACGGTGAGTGTGTCGAGCAGGTTCGTGCGTGCAGCGTCTGAGTAGATACGACAGGAGATGGAGGTGTCGGACGTGCGCTCTATCGTCAGGTAGTACGGCGTGTCCACGCTCGCAAAGAAGTCTGCCGTGTAGTCGGCGGTGCGGGGCGCTTCATTGTTCTCTAAATAGAACCGATATCCGTGGCCAGGGGTGTTATTCACAAAGACCGTGAGTGCCTGACTCCCATTATCTACCCAATACTTCCGGCCTTCTATCAGATTCGAATCCGCCCAGACCACACAGTTGGAGTTCTCGTCCGAGGCGCGAGGCGTCACCTTCACATCGTGCGAGAACGTCGCCCCAAAGTGCCCCGCCCCCATGTCCTTATAGACCCACGCATCTTCACTCGTCGTGATGCCATTCACGTCGAGCAGGTTGGCCGCCACCGTGATGTGGTCGTTGGCGTCCAACTCGGTATAGGTCGTGAAGTTCTCAAGCGGCATCAGACTGCCTCCGCTTCTACGGTGAGTTCGCTCGGGGCTTCGGGGGCGCTGGAAATCGTGACCTGCGCGGTGGCGGACGTGGCGGTGTCGCCTTCGTCATCCACGGCGACGATCTTGTAGTCATACACACCGTCCGCGAGCGGGTCATCGGTATAGGTCGTGTTCGTCACGGTCGCAATCTGCGCCCAGTCCCCCCCACTCAGGCGACGCCAGACCTGGTATTCGGTTGCGTCGCCCGTCCATTCCAAAGCAACGCGATCAAGGGGCGTGCGTATGGTGTTCGGCGGCTCATCCCACACGTCTATGATCTGGCGAATCTCGGTATCAGCGGGGAGGGTGAACATGCCGCCCGAAGCGTCGGCGTAGAACGCGCCGTCCAGCCATATCTCCACCGCCTCGTCGGTGTTCCAGGTGAGTCGCCTCATGCCGGTCGGGGGCGCAAGCGGAATCTCGACATACGGAATCCAGAAGCGGACGAGTATGGGTGCTGAGAATGCGCTGACGGCGGCGATCGTGCCGGGGATGCGCCGGATGCGCCGGAGCGGGCTTTCGAGCGTGCTGACTGCGGCTATGGTGCCGCCAATCTCACGCAGACGGCTCATCGCAGCGGTCAGACCGGAGGTAGCCGCAATGGTGCCGGACAGAAACGTCAGGTCCAGTAGCGAGCCGGTCAGGGCGCTTGTGGCGGCACACGTACCGGCGATTTTGCGGAGCAATCTGAGTTGGGCGCTTAGCGTCCCCTGCCCCGCCATGGTTCCGGCGAAATAGACGGAGCCGCCGCGCAAGACGGCAACGAGGACCGCCTGAGCATTCACCGCCCCTGATAGCTCGCGCAAGCGCACAAGAGCGGCAGTGCAGGCCGATTGCGCATCGCACCCACCCTTCAGGTATCGGGCGGCGGCCGGACCCACGGCGTAGACGGGGGTATTGACGGGCGTGGCATGACTGCCATATCCGCTCACGTCGAGGACGCTGTTGGCGCCGGCGGCTTCCACGCCGACAACGCCTTCCTCAAAGTTCCAGTGCCCGACGAGTCCGCTGGTCACGCCATCATTGCCCTTGCCGCCGTCGCTGTAGATGGCGGTGCGTTCATCAGTGTCGAGGGCGCGGTTATAGACGCGCGAATCAGCGAACTTGCCGCCCCAGTATTGTGTTGGGGTTGGGTGCGCCCCCATCATAAGTACGCCGGGGTTGTCCTGGTCTATGGCCCCGGCCGTGTTGTCCATGTCGGCCTGCAACACATTGTTCACATAGAGTTTCAGGCTGCTGCCGTCATAGGTGGATAGAAGATGTACCCATTCGTCTATCGCAGGTACGGCATCTGATAGTACATCACGGTAGGTCTCTTCACTGCCTTCAAGCCGTACTTGTGCGCCCCAACGCATGGCCGCCCCACCGCCACCGTGATAGTAGTTCAGGGCGTAGGTTCCCGGTTGCGTCATCAGGCGGTTGAAGATGAATCCGCTCGCCGTCGCCCCGGCATCGAGCCATGCCCACGCGCTCATCGTGATCTGCTGGACGTTCAGCGCGGCGTTCGGTGCGGCGATGCTTGCGTATTCGCTGCTGGCCGCCGTGAACTCCAGTGCGGTTGCCGTAGCCATTGTCCTACCTCATCATCAGTCGAGCGTGACATCCAGGTCGCCCGCTGCGAACTTCCCGGTATCACCGCTGGCTATCGCCTTACTCACGGAAAGCGCGCCGTAGCCCAGCGGGTTGCCCATCGGGTAGAGTGTGCCGTCCACCGTGGCGTCCGCGATGGCCTCGGTGGTCACGATATCGGTATGGTCCACGTCGAACGTGGAGGACGTGACGGTGTAGTTCCCATCGTTACCCGTAGAGTTGTCTACGGACAGCAACGTACCGGCAACGAGTTCGAGCGTCTGATCACCGGCGACGGTAAACGTCTTGGTGCCGGTGACGACGCCCGTGATGGCATGGCTGGTGCGCGCCTGGTCGAACAGGCAGAAGTGCGAGATGGTGCCCCAGTCGCCGCTCGCTTCGGGGAAGGTAACCTCGTTCCCGTTCGAGAGTGCGCCGCCGCTTGCAGCGGCCCAGTCCGCCCCGGCGGTTTCGACGCGGGCATAGGAGCCGCCGAATGGTTCGGCTATGGCCAGTGCCGTATCCGTGGGATCGGCGGTGGACAGGGCCACGAAGATCGTGGGCGGCGTGTAAGCGCCTTTGCCGAACACGTGGTCAAGAATCTCATTCTCCCAGAAATTACAGAAAGTCATTGCCTACTCCTTCCTTGTGAATGTGCATCAGGTAGTAACTGTTTATCACAATCTTTCTGCCTTCCTATGCCGAGAGGCGCACAAGATATGCCCTTACCAATGTCCCATTTGTCTGTGTGGTACCGAATGTGGGCTCACAACCCGAAAGGCTTAGAAGTGGCAGATGTACGGTCTCAAGTTGAAAACCATATATCGTATGCGTTGCAAGAAAGCCCAAATAGCTGGCGTCATGCTGAAATGAGTACGGGGCCGAGAAAGCACTACGGAGACCAACGTTATTTGCGTAGAGCCGAAATGATGCGTCGGCAAAGCTTGCGGTTGCCGTAACCGGCAGTCCAGCCAGCGTCGCAAAGTCATCATCCGCACACGAAAACGCCCCCGTGACACCGCGTATCTCCACACGCAAGGGATCATCCGCGTATACCTGTGCATTCGGTGCCGCAGACCCCCCCATGCTGGCAATCATGTATGGGGTGTTTACTATCAGAAGTCCATCGCCCGACTTCACCGTGACAGGTAAGGTGAGTTGTATTAGCCCGCGATACATCTCCGTCGAAGTGTTTACTCCAGTCCATTTGCGTTGCGCCCTACAGTATGTTCGAGATGCGACCGATGAGGTTTCCATGTTGAGCGTCACGCCTGCAATACAGGCCTTTGGAAGTGCTATGGATTCACCTTGGCTAAAAAAACTCGCCTGCGCAGGCGTGGCCTCCATGTCGCTGGAACTGTTGAGGATGCGGAAGTCGGGCGTCGCCCCATCCGGCATCGGCTGCGCATACCACGTCGGGTCTATCGCCTCCTCGCCCGCAGGCGGGTCATCCCCCCACCCACCGACGAACAGGTCGCCCACCGCACAACTTTCCGCCTCGATCATCATCTGGTAGGGCGCACCGGCCACGGCAATGACGCCGAGCCTGCCCGTCGCGATAGGTTCCAGCGCAATGGTGAACACGCCACCGCCGCCAGCCGTGCCCGGCTTCGTGAACTCCAGGGTCACGCTGCTGGCCACAAGGTCTTTCAACTCGACGACGGCCATGAAGGGCGCATCCTCACCACTCGCGTTGTAGGCCAGGGTGGTGCCGGGGGCGAGACTGGTGTTGAGCGCGCCCGAGCGGAAGAGCGTGCCCGTTTCCTTGTTGGTGCGGGCGGCGTCGATGAAGTTGTTGTAGGTGTCGGCGGGTATCCGCATCGGATCACCGGTGCGCACCTTTTTCATGTCGTCGCCGCTCATCTATGAACTCCCAATCCCGAGGAGGCTGAAGCTGTCCGGCTCGTAGACTTCCTCAACGTAGACTGCATGTAGGCGCTGCGCCTTGTAGGAATATGGCTCGCCCGCGATGTCCTTGGTAAGAACAACGTCGTCATACAAAATCCAAAGATACTGCCATCCATCTTTTCGCACCGATTGCCCAACAGCCAAACCGTATAGGTTGCTTGAGGTGATTACCTTATTGGGGCTGGCGGCGAACCGGAAGGTAATCTGCCAGTCACCCTGAACCCGCTTGGACCCGGACGCGCCCAGAAACAATACCTCACCAGCAGCGAAGCCACGGAATGATGCGTTGTTGACCTTGTTCGTGAGACGGAACAGGAGCTTCTTGTAATTCGTGGTGATATAGGCATCGGCTATGTAGTGGGTTTCGCTGAAGTTGAAGATCGAGACATTGATATCCACACCCTCGACGCCTGAGTTGGTGACCCCGATGGCACCCCTGTAGCCCGGAATCAAAGCGTAAGCCTCGCCGGTTGCTGGATCAATACCAGATGCATAGCCCTTGGTCGTACGGGATTGCGTAATGTGCTGCGTTCCGCCGCCCGTGTCGAAGTTCCACTCCGAGTCGCCGGTTTCGGGGGGGGTGTAGTCCTCGGCTGATCCCTGCCCTGCGGGCGCATAGCTGGCTTCGCCTGCAAAGATGCAGTTGTCGTCGTTGTCCGGGTCGATGTAGACCGTGCGGGCGGTACGACCCTTCCGCTCCAGTCCCTCATAGGTGGCGGGACAGAGTTCGCTTGCGCCCAACGCGGTTAGCGCAGCCGCAGTATCCGCCGCGCCCACGATGGAGAACTTGAGCGTGGCCGAAGCGTTCTTGCCCGTGGTCTGCTCGGCAAACTGTGCAGAGTCAATCACTACAGCAGCCATATATCACCTCATGCAAAGACCCACCCGCCGCCCTCGATGACCTGGAGGGTGCGTTCTGTGTTGCGTTCGATATCCTTGCTGACCTTTACGTTTTCCTCGGTGGCCTTGGCTGTGCGGTCGAGTGCGGAGCCGCCGCCCATGCCCCAGAGGGCTTCGGACGAGAAAGTGCCGGCCACGGAAACGGTTTCACCTGCGGCACGAACGGCCTGTTCCCGGAGCGCAAAGAGTTCTTCGATCTGGGCAATGACCTCGGGCGGCGCGCCGACCTGAACTGCTTCGCGTAGGGCTTTCTCAAGTTCGAGTTGCAGGAGCGTAACTTCCTCAGCGATGCCGTCCTTCGCCGCGCGGATGCGCTCAACGGCGAGCGCCTCCTGGACGCTCAGAGCGTGTCTCTCCATGCGTTCACGCGATGCCATTTGTTCCTCGGCCTGGCGTTCGTGCTCCCGTGCAAATTCTTCTTCCTTCTTGAGCCGGAACTCAACCATCGCGTTGGCGCGCGCCTGCTCCCATTGCTGCTGTATCAGCCCAAGTTCCTTTTCCGACGCCTTAATGTCTTGTGCCGCCTTGTACTCGCGCTCGTATCTCACGTTGATTTCCTCAAGCCGCCGCTTCTCTTCGTCCCGAATGGCCGCGATCCTGAGATCGTGCAGTTTGCGTTCAGCTTCGGCCTCATGAGTGATTGCCGCATCTTCTGACACCGCACCGGCTCTGCCGCCCTTCGGGGTTGTGCTCAGTGCTCCTCCGGGTGCAAGCACCTCTTTCTTGTGTTGGCGCAGCTTCAACAACTTGGCGGCCAACTGTTCTATTTCTGCCGCCTGTTCGTGTTCCAGGCGGCTTGCGGGTTCCCGTCCCCGCAGGCGCCCCCCCAGTACCTTTATGCGCCGGGTGGTAGCAGCGATTTCGGCTTCTGTTTCCTGAAGCGCGAGTGCGCGCCCGGCTGGCCCCAAATCCTTTGTGCCCTCACCGAACTGTCGCATCCGCAATTCCAGGCGCTTCAGGCTTTCCGCCGTCCCGTCAATCTCGCTAGCCCATTCAGGGAAAAGCTTTTTCAGGCGTTCTGTGATGTTGTGTAGTTCGAGGGCTTCAGCAGCCGTGCGGTGGGTTTTCTTCACGAGTTCTTCGTAGCGCGCGACGAGTTTGTCCGCTGCGGCGGCGCTCTGAGAGATGTTTTGTGTCGCGGTTGCCGCGCTGCTGGCGAACAGACGATTGGTGATGGCAACTCCCCCGAGCACACCACCGAGGGCGAGGAGGGCTGCAATAACAGCACCGACGGGGTTGAGTAGACCGCCCAGCAGCGTGATGAGCGTCCCGACGCCGACCAGTAGCGCCCCGCCGACACCAATGGCAACGGTAAGCTTTGCCAGCGTTTGTATGAGCTTGGGGTTGGCCTCAGCCCAATCGCGTACACTGGCGACAACATCAACAATGCGTCTGACGAGGTCCGTCACCGCCGGGAGGATGGCAAGCCCGATAGCCACGGCGGTATCGTGAACGTACGCGCGCAGGCGTTTCATCATGTTGACGAACTCGCCGGCAGTGCGCACAGCGTCCCCCACGACCCCCTGCTTGGTGAGGGTTTTCGCGATCAGCGAATAGCGCGCCAGCACCTTCTGCTGCCCCGTTAACTCCCCCGTGCCCTTGGCAATGCCCATGTTGAAGGCTTCCTGTTGCACGGTGCTGTCTAGGATGTTGATACCGTATTCGCGCAGGGTGCGGGGCATACCGGCGAGGCCGCTCTGAATCTTCTCAATGGCCTCCTTGTCCTGGATGTTGTAAAGAGAGGCGAAGTCCAGGGCGAGCTTCTGGATTTCCTGAGCCATTTCGCGTGCTTTGTCCGCGCCGAACCCAAAGCCGAGGAAAAAGGCGTGAAACGATGCTAGCGTGTCGTATATCTCATAACGCGAGCGCCCCACGGCCTTTGCCAGTTCGTCCGCGAACTCGCGCGCCGCTGCGGCCTGCACGCCAAAGACCTGCTCAAACTTGTTGAGCGTTTCGATGGCATCGCCCGCCGCCTTGGCGCTATAGATGAAGGGGACGGACATTAATCCCGCCGCGACCATCATCTTCGTGCCGATGCCACGCACGGCGTTGCCGAACTTCTCAACCTTCGCCTGAGCGGCCCGCAGGCCGCGCAGGAGCTTCGAGTCATCGGCAAAGAGTTCGACGAATGCCTTGCCCGCGCGTATGCCGCCTGTTTTTCCGAATGCCATTGGCTATCCCTCCACCTTCCGTGCGGCTCCGGCAAAGACCTTCGCCAGCGACTTGAGACTCTTGGGCGTGATGGGCACACCGCCGCTCGTGTGTCGATGTTCACCCGCGAGCATCGGGTTGAAGTCGTGTGGACTCCGCGCCCTCCCCTTCTTCGGATCACGATTCATGTTGTAGATGATCGACATGAGGCTGCTCGTATGGTTCCAGCGTTCGAGTTGCACGGCGTCCGCCATGACGCACAGTTCTCCGAGCGTGAACGGGTCTGGGTTCACGCCACAGAGTCCGGCGAGTCCGTAGACCGTTCGCCAAAGATCGCCTTCACCTCCTCCGTCGGATTGATCTTCGCCAGCACCGCGTCGGCCTCGGAGACGGCGGCCTTTATCAGTTCCGCTTGCGTCGTCACCGCTCGGGCGAGTTCGGCGCGGCCGAGGCCACGCAAAAAATCCGTGAGTTCCTCGTAGAACGCCTTCTGCGCGTTCTGTGCGGCCTCACCGCCGAGCGCTGCCCCGAATGCTTCATCGGACACGCCCGCTGCGTCCGCCTCCGGCTTGACCAGGGCAAAAATGGTGTCGATGAGCAGCACAACGTCCGTGCCGAGCCGCGTGAGCAGCGGCGGCTTCCCATCCGAGAGGCCCAACAGGTCGATGCCTATCAGGCCCCTCACCCGCTTGAGCGCGCCGATGGTCATATGGAGACGCCACGTGCGTCCCTCGCTATCCGTAAACTCCCTCATACAAACCTCCTCCAGTCCTCGTAGTTGTGTGGATTAGGAACCGGCGACTTCGTAGAGGTCTGCGAAAGACGACGGCCGCAGGCTCACGCTTACGGTGACGCCATCCTCCAGCGGCTCGTTGCGCGTCATGTTGAGGACGCTCATGTTCGCGCAGAAGCCTTCGCTGCCGCCGGTCTCGATATCGCCGTCCATGATGGCGATGCCGATTTCGTCCCCGCTGTCCCACGCATCGCGCAGGGCCTCGTAGGCGGTATCGGTAGCATCGTAGGAGAGTTCCATGTCGACCCTGCCATTCTTGAGCGTGGCCTTGAAGGCGGCCCACGTAGACGCGCGGGAACTGACGTCCGCCTCGCCGCGTTCGAGGGTGAGGGTGATGTCACGCGCCTCGTCGATCTCGTTCCAACTCGCCGTGGCGGGCGTGACGTCATCGCTCAGCACCGCCGATGCGTAGTACGCCTTGCACTCCAAACCGATCTTTTTACCCATCGTCAAATACCTCCTGTGTGTGTTGGTGGTCTGGCGGGCGAGGCCAAAAGAAAAGGCCGCCGGGGTGTCTGGCCCCAGACGGCCTTTCACTTCATGGCACACAGCGCGGCGGGAGCTACCCACCGTGCCGTCGCCCGCATCTTGATTGTCAAACTACGCCGCAGCTACACGCCTGCGGTTTTGATCATCGCGTCCTGCCAGAACTCGTCGAGATGTGCCTTGCCCGCTTCAAAAGCCGGTCCCATGTAAGGACGGGCGGGGTAGATATGCACCTTGCCGTCAATGCCGATGACCGTTCCGCCCCCTTCCATGAGTTGGGGGACGGTCGTAGGTCCATACATATGTCCTCGTTCAAGCCGCTCCGGTCCGATCACAACGGAACGCTGGTCGAAATCGAATGAGTAAAAGATGAGTTCGCGCAAATGTCCTTCATGGCTGTGCGGGGCATGTCCGGGGGCGCTCGCCCCCGGCGCACGCTTAATCATGCGCTTCGCAATCTTGCGCACATAGCCGCCGAAATGTCCGAGCGCATTGCGGGTCGCCCGGTCCATTGCATTGACGACCTTGGCGCGGTCAAAGAAACATTCCTTGACGCGGAGCCCGATGCCGCCGCCGCGTCCCAGGTCTGCCAGTCGCTTGACGAAACTCATGTGAGGCTCCTTGACGTGCGGAATCCGAGTCGGACAACCGTTATGAATACGCGGCCTTGCTTCATGTGGTTGGGCGCATAGATGGGGATATTGTCCACAGACACGCAGCAGACGTGGGGTGCCACGTCCGGCACCCACGCGCGGAAGTGGTCGGCAATTTCCTCAGCGAGCGTCATCAGTGCGTCACGTTCGGCGGTCACGGCCTCTACCTCCGAGTACTTTTTCTGGATGCCGATGTCCACCTGATACTCGTACCGCCAGTCCTTGCGGGATTCCAGCCCGGACTCCGCGTTGCGCGGGACGACGCTCACGCGGAGCGTGGCCAGCGCGGTCAACGCCTGTTCCACCGTGTAGGTGCGCACCGGCGTAAACGCCTGGCTGAACTCGGTTGCCTTGAGTTCAGTGACTACGGCGTCCGCGATGTCTAGGATGAACGCCACTATCCGCCTCCGATACGGTTGGCAAGGAACTGTGCAAGCGACACACCACTGCCGGCGGCGAATGCGCCGACCGCCCCGCCGATGATGCCGCTCCCGATAACGAAGCCGATCACATAGGCGAACCGTTGCTGAAGTCGCTCCACGGGTGCGCGCAGCGGGCACTTCTTCTCGTGTTTCAGGAGCGCCCGGTCAATGACACGCTCTACCCATTCGTCAAGCGGTTCGGTGATATTGTCCTTTGTCGGGGCCATCTATTTGGTCTCCACGTGTTTCGTGTGTATCCGCAATGTTCCGCGCGTGGCGTCACAGTAACGCCAGTGCGGTTCGTTATTGCCCGGTTCCAGAACCTCATAGACATAGGTCTGGTCATCCGCGCCCGTCTCTTCAATGCGGTCGCCTACTTGCGGGAGCGTCGCCACTGCATCGAACAGTAGGTCGGTGGTGTCGACCAGAAAATCACGCATCTCAAAAACCGTTTCAACCCCATCGAGTCCCATCATGCGGAATACGGTCTTGCCCACCGTGGCGTCGAGCGCGACAGAATCCTCACCCCGTCGGTACGTAACCGCGTGCGTCATGTGGGCCTTGCGCTGCCCGCGCAGCCAATCAAAGCCGTCCTGGAGCATATCGCTCATCGCCTGGCATCCTGCACGAGTTGGGCCATCACGCTGCCTTCCCGCAGTTCGTCCGCGTTGTGCTGTCGGCAGGCGAGCCACTGAAGATAGTTCGTCACGGCATCGGACTTGGGCAGCCACCCGCGGACCATCTCCTCCAGGTCTCGCTTAAACGTGGCAAGGCTTGTCGTATGCGCCACGCCGGCATTGCCGTAGAGCGACGGGCCGAACGCGAGGACCGGGCATCCCATCGCAAGGCATTCGTTCCCGGCATTCGAGTTGATGGTGACGGCGAACTTGGCGCCAGCCACGGCCTCCGCGAGCGTCGCGGCCTGACATCGCGGCAGGTATTGATGGCGTGACTTGACCCGTTTGTTCGGATGCGGACGCAGGACACCGCGGACGCCTCGCGGCAGGTTGCGGGCGACGAGTTTTTCGACCTGGAGGGCATGACACGGCGTAGAATCGTCGAGTTGGCTGTCGCCATCCATCTGTCCGAGCACTAGCACGTACCCTTCCCGCCTGCCGAATGATCCGAGCGGTCGGGGCCAGACCTTCGCCAGTCGCGCGGCACCGTCGGCCGGGGCGGGCCTTGCCCAATCATGCGCCCAGCTCGCCCAGTGGAGAATCCCGCTCTTGTTCAGGTGGATGTAGTTGCGGCGGTCGAAGAATCCATGCTCGAACACGATGTAAGGCACATGGCGCGCCCGTGCCGCACTCACCGCCTTTTCATATTGAAACTTGCGACCATTCCAGATGATGAGCATGTCCGAGGTGTCAAAGTCGGGGACCGCCTGACTCAATCGCCAGACTTCCACGGTACAGCCGATGTTCTGGAGCCCCTGAGCAATCGCATGGAAGGGCTGTTCCGTGTCCTCCCATTGCACGTCGAGCAGGGCGTAACAGACCCGCAGCCCCTTGTACTGCGTGCCGCGCGGTTCCAGTTCGGTAATCAATTCCGGCGCGGGCGCAGCCGACAACTCCGTCCGCCCGTGCGCCCAGAGATGGAGCGTGAAGGGCATCTGCCCGCTCGTCGGGGCGACATACTGCATTCTGCGGCACCCGTTCTTCCAAATACGGATCGCCCGCCCGATGGCGGCAGGATAGAACCACGGCCACGCGCCAACGGTGAACAGGTCAACATGCCCCGCAACAAGGGCCGTGAACATCTCCGGGCCGAAGCAGCAGCGCGAGAACGGCGGTTTCTGCGCGGCGCAGTAGGCGCGGATATGCGGCCACGCGGCGGAATCGGTATTGCCCGCGATGATGCCGTTGGCCATCGTGAGCGCCTGATTCTTCTGCCCATGCTGTTCGGTGATGAACATCCGCTGCCCATCGACCGCGTAGGCGCTCGTAATGTCCGAAACGGGACGGAGCGGTATGTAGTCCGTGTCAAAATACCACCCGCCATATCGTTCAACGGCTGACAGTGCCAGCAGATCCGACTTCGAGCATGTGTCCTCGAGATGATTGTAGGCGTCCACGTAGTGGGGCAAGAGCACTTCGTTCCCGTGTATCCGCACCTCATAGTCGGGATTGAGCAGGCGGAACTTCTCGACGTTCATCAGCATCCAGTGGGGCATCGGCGGTGAACCGTCAACCCAGACAAAATGAATCTTTTGGGGAATCACGCCTTATTCTCCTTGCCCGGCACCAGCAAGTCCGGCTTGCCATGTGCCCAAAGATGCAGCATGTACGGCAGTTGCCCGCCCGTAGGGGCCACCAACCGCAGGGATGTCAGACCATGTTGCGCGGCGTACCGGTGCATGACGGCCGCCGTAGCTATGGGCAACGGAAAGAACCATGGCCAGGCGCCGACAGTAAACAATTCGGGATGCATCGCCTCGAAATGTGTGAACATCTCCGGCCCGAAGCGTGTCCGGCTATGCGGGGGTCTCGCCGCCGCAACGTGTTCCTCAAAGAGCGGCCAGCCGCGCCACTCCGTGCTCGCCGCCATCACGCCGCACGCAATCTTCAGGGACTTGTCCCGCTGCCCGTGCTGCCGCGCGACAAACATGGTCTGCCCATCCAGCATCCAGGCGTAACGCAAGTCACTCAGGCTGCGCAGGGGCACGAAATCCGTATCGAAGTAGAAGCCCCCTTGCGTGCGCATGACGCTCAGGGCTACAAGGTCCGCCTTGGTACAAAGGTCGTCCGTCTCCACGTAGCGCCGCCTAAATGGTTCTACGAGTTCCGACTCATTGTGGACAATGACGCGATAATCTGGGTTGAGGCGCTGAAAGCCCCCGATGTTCTCCTGCACCCATGCCGGACGCGGCGGGCCAATCCAGACAAAATGTATGAGAGAGGGAATCACGGTTTGCCTTTCTTCTCGGCTGCGAGTACTTCCGCTTCCTTCTTGGACTCACAGAGGGGATGCCAGCGGTGGATAAACGCCGGATCATCTTCTCGGACCCTTAGTTCGCGCACATGCCACCAGTGGGCAAAGCGCCCGTCCTCATTCGCTACACCCCACTTGTAACTCACGACCCACAGGTTGATGGCCCACTGGTCCTTGCGGACGATGCAGCAACCGTGTCCGGCCCCCCAATACATCGCGGCCCCAGGCCCGTGCTCACGCTGGTAGCGCGGGAAGTATCCCTTGCCTGCTGTCGCCAACTCCATGCCGCGCCGGAGCACGGTGGCGGGCACCTCCATGTCCGTCTCCATGAAAAACAGAATGGGGGCCTGCGCGAGTTTGGCGGCCTCGTTCTTGCCGCCACCAAGACTGAACGGGCCGTCCTGCTGCTGAATCCGCACGGGGATCGGGTCGGCGCGTGCGGGCAGCCACTCCGCCAGTGGCCAGTCGGTGCTGTGGAAGTCCGCGACGATGATCTCCACCTTCAGCCCCGACTCCAAGACGGACTTGCGCAGGCAATCCATGGTATGCGGGAACGGCTCTAGGGGCCGCTCTACCTGTTCGCCGCCGGGCAACGTGGCCATGTATGTCATGCGTGACCTGTTGAAGCACGCAAAACAGATGCTCATATCCATAGGTGGTGATACTCCAATGCTTTCTGTGCGGCGTCTGCGGAGACTTCTTCAACGTACCAGCGATATGTCGCTTCCAGTCCCTCTACCCACGGGGTGAAACCGAGGATCAGGTTCGCGCGCGCAAGCGCATGACGGAGCGGGTTGATATCGGCTACCAGCCGCGTGTTCTCAACCTCCCCGACGCGCATGGGTAGGTGTCGGATACCCGCAGCACTCCCCGCAACCTCATTGATGGTCTGCGCCACTGCCAGGACTGAAAGGGCGTGTCCCGTGCCCAGTTCGTAGACCTTATCCGCCAGCCCGGAGCGCGTTGCGGCCACCGTCCATCGGGCGAGGTCGTCAGCGTAGATCATGTCCGTTGTGTTCAATCCCGTTCCGTAGATCGGCAGGGGCAGACCAAAGCGGGCGCAGAGACAAAACGTGGGGACGATTTTTCGCACCGGGGCCGTGTGCTGCTCCGGCCCGTATGCGTTGAACCATCGCAAGCGGATGATCTGCGTTGCCTCGCAGGTCAGGATTTCCGCAAACCTGTCCGCCGCCTCTTTCGTTATCGTGTATGCGTTCAGCCACACATTGGGCTTCGTCGGGTAAAACACACGGCGGACGCCGGCGCGGACGCACGATTCAAAGACGTTGACCGCCCCCTTCACGTTCACGTCAATCGCCATCTGCATCGCGCCGTTCAACTCGGAGGTGCCCAGCACACCCGCTAGGTTGTACACCTCATCGGCGCCCACGATTGCCTCGTCTATCGTCGCGGGCTGGAGAATGTCGCAGGAGGCCACGGTAAGTCCCATGCTGCCCGCCGCCCACTGTGGCGAGAGGCCGGACAGGGTGGTGACGTGCAACTCATCTCCGCGCGCAAGCAACTCGCGCGCGATTGCGCCGCCCAAGAACCCGTCGCTTCCTATAACTACGCAACGCATGGGCATCACACCAACCTTTCCAGCCAGTCGGGAATCGGGGAATCGGACAGAACACTCGTCCACACGGGATACCGCTTGTAGTCCCAGCGGTATCGGAAGTCCGGCAGACGGTGCAACTCGTAGACCGGGCGAGTCGGCCCCCTGCCCTGCGGATCGGGTTCGGTATTGTTCAGGATGAAGAGGTCGGCCTTGCCGCGCAGGGCTATAAGATTGTCGGGGCGGCGCTGGGCAATCCCGGAATCTTCAAAGACGACGGACCAGCGGCCGCCCTCGGGGAACTCGTAGAGATCACCTGTTGCGGGGTGCCGTCCGAAATGCGGCAACCCACAAACTGCGAGATCACGTCGGTATGGACGATCTCATGCAGGGGCGCGCGCAAGTCTGCGAAGCGCGCAAGCCATTTCAGGTTGACATCCACCGTCAACAGTTGGCGGCCCATTGCGCCGCAGAGCGCGTGGAGCAGGCGCGTGCTGTAGTGACCGCATCCGAGTTCAAGCACCGGGCCGGTCGTCTTGGCGACACACGCCGCGAGCACGGGGATGTGCGTGCCCCAAAGGTCTATTTCGCCGTTGTCCATGTCTACCTCTTGATGAACCAGATGTGGTGCGAAGGAAGGAGCACGCCTTCTTCTACCACGCGCGTACACGTCATCCACTCACGAATAGCTTGCGTGGCGAGCCATTGATATTCGGGATACCAGTCGTGACAGCAGAGAATGCCGCCCGGACTCATACGGCCCCACACCCATCGCAAGGTTTCGTACGTCGGGCGATACTGGTCGAGGTCCACATGCACGAACGCAAACCGGGGCAACCCCATGCGCCAGAGCACCGTCGGAATGTAGCCGTCCCATATCACGACAGATCGCCCGAACGGTGCGACTAACTGACGAAAGGCCGCCGAGCCACCGACGTTCAGAGAACCCTCGGGGTAGGAGCACTTGCCTTCCTTGTCAAAATCCTTTTCTGTGGGCCAGGCCATGCCGCGAAAACTGTCTACGGCGTGGACGTGCTTGGCGACCGCTATTGCCGCCTGCGCGAGCGGTATGAACGTCGCACCATGCCAGACCCCGAACTCGGCAAAGTCGCCCGGAATGGTCTTTGCCTGTTCGACGAGATGGGCAATCTGTTCAAAGGCTGCACGCATGTCAGACCTCGCAAATCGGTTTAAGCCAATCAAGGGGTTCCGTGTCGCTCACGACGGACGTCCACGGCGAATACCGCTGCCATTCGACGCGATGCTTGAACTGTGTCAGCAACGGTTCGTATCGATAGCAGCGATTCTCGGTGTCGTGGATGACTATGAGTTTCGTCAGCGGACGAAGGCGCAGGATGTCCGGCACGCGACGTATCGGCGGGGCATGGTCTATCAGCGCCACGTCCCACGTGCCCGATAGGTCGGCTGCCGACCAATCCGGCACCAGCAGCAGGCGGTGCCAGGCCGTGGCGAAGTGTCGGAACTGTGCCAGCCAGTTTGCATCGCTTTCCAGACTCAAGAGCGTCCGCCCCGTCTCGGCACAGAGGGCGTGGAGCATCGGCGTCGAGAATGTCCCCGTCCCCAGTTCGATGATGGGGCCGCGCGTATGCTGCACGCACGCCATCAGCAGCGGCAGATGCGTCGCGTAGGGCGGCAATTTCGCTCGTTCATCCATGCGCGTCCTCTGCTTGACAACCGGAAAAGAAACCACAGACGCCCATCTCAGGCTGCCCCGTCTGCGGCTATCCCTCGGGCCTTTTGCCGGGGAGGGAGCATCCTTACGGGATGAGCTTCACGCGGACCGTTGCCGCAGCCGCAGCCGCAGCGATCACGACCTTGCCGAATCGCTTGAGGATGCCTGCAACCGAGGTCACAATATCCTCCGCGTCATTCCAGTAGACAATCGTCCCTGCGGCGAGGGCCGAGGTGGACGTGGTATCCTTGGGCACGTCGAACACGCCCTCAACGTAGAGCGCGCCCTTGCGGTTGGCCGCGATGTCATCCACGGCCACGCCGACGAGATCCGCCTGGACAATCACGTCTCCGGCAGAGACATTCGAGCCGGGCGTGTAGTCCACCATGTTCCCGGCCTGCACATATGTTGCGGTCGCCATCTGTTTGAACCTCCATGAGCCAAAGTGTCAGGTTATGGGCAGGCCCGCCGTATGGCGGGCCATGCCCGGAACGTGCTTACAAGGCACCCTTGGACTTCACGCCGCCGAGGTAGTCGGCAAGCGCAACGCCGAAGTCCCAATAGCAGCGGTACTGGATGCCGAGCAGGTTGAAATCAACCTCGCCCTGCTCGATGATGGGCGTCCGCTGGCCCTTCAGGTAACCCACCTCGAACGCCGGGATGTCATTCGGGTTGGCCAGGAGATACCAGGCCGTCGTCGAATAGCCGGTGAGGTTGGCGTTGCTGAGGTAAGGGCTGCACTCAACCTTGTAAGAACCCGCGTGCGGATTCGAGTTCGGCTTCGGCACGTTGGCCGTAGTCGTCTCGTTGACCGTGATGTCGGTGTAGAGCTGCTTGGCAAGTATCAGCAGCGCCGTGGGCACCAGGATCATCGTCGGCGTGACTGCAATCGGGTCGCCGTCGGCATCAACCTGATCCATGAACATCTGGACCGCCGTGGTGAGCGAACTGATTTGCAGGTTCGTTGCCGCGCCGGCGAAGTAGTTGACGTTGGCAGCCGTGAAGAAGCTGGCCCCGACACCCGTCGCGTTGATGGCCGTAAACAGCGCCTTCTCGCGCGAGAGCGCGGCCTTGCGGCCGAGGAGCGCCGGGATCTCGGTAAACGCGCCCAGGTCATCGTTGACGATCTGTTGGCGCGTGAGTCCGATAAGCACGCCACGGGTGTCAAGCTGGTGCGTGTAGCTATCCTCGCCCAGTGTGAGGTGCTTGAGTTCACCTCCAGACCCCACGGTCTCCATGTTCCCACCCATGCTCATGCGATAGCGGGTGTGAACGTGGAAGTTGTTGAGGTCTACCTGCTTGGCAATGCGCGTGCTCACGGGGTCAACTGCGGTGAATGCCGCGAGCAGGCTCTTGTTCGCAACGGCACCGAGGATGCCGGGCAGCGTCAAGGTGCTGAACGCGGCGCGGATGGTGTCATTGTCGAACACCGGGCCGACGCCCTTACCCTCCATGCGGCAGCATTGGAGGAAGAGGTCTCTGAGGCCCATCCCCCGCAGCGGATAGGCCGCCTCAAGCGTCGGGGCGTCATACGCCTTCTCGATGTCGATGCCGACGCCCATACATAGCGCGGCTTCGAGCACCTTGGGCGTGCGGGACTCGGAATGGGCCGGGCGGATGCCGATATGCCCGCGATCAGCGCGCATGACCTCAAGTTCGGCCTTTTCCGGCGTCCAGTCCTCGGTGAGCGCCTTGGCGAGAATCTCCGCGTGCTTTTCGCCGCAGAGTGCGCGCAGATTGGCTTCGCGTGCGCGTTCCGCCTTTAGGTCCGCGCGGACGGCCGCGATCACCTTGTCGGTGTCAACGGTCGCCTGAATCGCGTCGGGCGTCTCCTTGCCCGTGTCTGTCTCCGTCTCCTCGTCATTTTCTGCGTCGGCCACCGCCTTCACTTCAGCGTCATAGGCGGCGCGGAGCGCCTTGGACTGCTGCTCATTCAGGGTCTTCGCATCGAAGCCCTGTGCTTCAAGCCACTTGTCGAACTCCATGTCCTGACCTCCTGTAGTAGTAAGGGAGAACGTCGCCGCGATTTGCAGGCGGGTGGTACGGTCTGCACCTACGGGCACAACGGATATCTCCCGCAAGATCGCGCGTTTGACGTGGGAAAACGGCCCGGTATGCGATTGGCCGTTCACGATGCGCGTGTCGCGCACAAGTTCGCTGTCGAGAACTTCAACTCCGATGGACATCTGCCAGTCCGCCCCGGCCTGCGCCTGGCTGAGCACCTGTTTGGCCTCGCTGTTGGTCGGCAGGATTTCGCCCTCAACGGTGAGGGTGTTCTGATCCTTGCGAGCCTGCACCATGCCGATGCGCGAGCGGGTCTTGTTCTCGTGATTAGTGAGGAGGGGCACAGCGGCAACGGCTTCCAGTCCGGCCAGGTCGACCACGACGGGATACTGCCAGCCGGGAACCTTCATCTTGCCCCCGCCATACGCCAAGCCGACCACGCGGGCGCGTGCGATATCGCCTGCGGCCTCGACCAGCAGAAACTCCGCAGCGCCCTCGGCCTGTTCCCCGGTAGCGGGTTCAAACAGAATCGGCTTGTGGTCATGCTCCGCAAGCCACACCTTGGCCTCGGCCACGGTGAACTTGCCGGAGTCAAACCGGATGGCCTGCAACTCCATAGACCCGCTGGCCTTTTTGCAGTAAATCGCGTCTATCCCGGCGCCGAATTCGTCTGTAGCCGTCCGGCATGTGTCGTACTGACCAGGATCGCGCAATCGCGCCGAGTGTTGACCTTGAAAGGGCATCTGTCGTCTCCTTGTCTGCTTCATGCGGGCGAGGCCAAAAAGAAAAGGCCGCCGGGGTGTCTGGCCCCAGACGGCCTTGCACTTCTTGGCACACAGCGCGGTGATGATCAGTCACCGCGACGTCGCCCGCTTACTGTCGGGTTGTCAAGCCTGTACGCCCATCTCGCGCAACGCCTCTGCAATCTCTTCCGCGTCGGGTGCGTCGCCGGCGGATTCCGGCTTGGACGCGACTTCGGGCAGGTCGAGTCGTTCCCGCTCCTTCTTTTCACGCGAAAGTTGCTCATAGACGTCTTCCCAATCCATGCCGCGCCTGGCAAAGTGTTCGGTATCGGTCAGGAGTCCGGCCTTCTTCAGCGTGTCGGCGGCGTCCGCTTCCTTCACGGGGTCGACATGGGGGACGCCATCCCAGTAGTATTCGCGTTCAGCATCGACCATGAGCCCACCCCAGTCCGGGAATACAAGGTTGGCCTCTGCAATCCAGTCGTCCACAATCGAGTCCAGAATGTCATCCTCGCCCTGCTTACGGTCTACATACATGTCAACCCAGAATGTCTGCTGGTCAAGGCGCCCGCTCGCGTAGTTGTAGGAACTCGAATCGCAGGCCGCGATGTTATAGGGCATGTTCAGCGCGCGCCCGATCTCGTTCAGGACTTCCCGCTTGAACTCCTTGTAGGTGGACGAGGGCTGGGTAGGTTCCATCTGCCCGGGCTTCCAGCCTGCGGGCGCGATGGTCAACATATTGCGTTCCAGTTCTATCGCGTCGAATCCCGTAAGTATTTCGGCATAGCCGTTCGGCGGGATCTCCGTATACAGGATGTTCGCCATAGTCGCCGCCATCTCTGCGGCGCTCAGTACGGCGAGCGTATACCGTCGCATCTGTCCATAGAGGGGGAGGCTGGACATGATTTCGCTCAGGCCCCGGTGCTGTTCCGGGCGATCCGTGGAGAACCAGTGGAGCATCCTGGAGGCAGGCACAGTCTCGTATTGGGGACTCGGCAGGTTGTAGAGTCCGCCGGGGTGCTGTTTCAGCACATGGTATTCCTTGGGGTTCCCGAACTCGTCGAGCACCACGCCATCCACGTTGTAGGGGTCGCCCGTCGCTCCGAGTTCAGTCACGCGGTCGCATTCGATAATGCGCAGGTCAAGCTTCACGGCATGGTTGAGATTCGGGTTCGTCTCCTTGACGGCAAAACTCTCGCCGTCCACGGTACGGGCCTCGTGCATCTGGAGCAGCTTCTTGGCAAGCCCGACCCGACGCGCCCATGACTTGAACTCGCGCTCGACCTGCTTGGCAATCTCCTTGTCCTCGATGAGCAGTTGCAGGCGGGGGCCGCTGCCGATGACGAAATTGGAGCGTGTTTTTACCATGCCGCGGGCATAGCAGTTGTTCGCAAACTCGTACCGGGCGCGCTCACGGACCCTCTTGCGGATGCTGTAACTATTGGCCTGATCAGCGTTCAGGGCGTCGGTGTTCGCCCAGTGGCGGGTATTCTCAGTGGTAGTCTGCGCCGCGTCATATCTCGCCTCGATCAGATGCGCTGCGTGTCTCCCCTGGCGGACGCGCCCCTGCGCCAGTATCTCACTCAATGCGTCGCGGATTTCCGCCTCACGTTTCGCGGCGCGCCGTTTGCCTATACCGAACAGGTCCATTACACCGTCCCCGGTGGCTGGAGTTGGCGGAATCGCAGACCGACCGTCTGCACGTCGGCGGCGTCCCTGCCCTTGATATACTTGTCCGCCTCAATCTGGTCCTGGAGGGGGTGCTGATCAACCTCGCCCTCATCGCCCCGGACACGCTTGGGACCGACCGCGTTATCCTCCAGCGCCTCGTCAATTTCTTCGGACATGCCTTGTGCCTCCTGTGAGAGTCCGCGCCAAAAGAAAAGGGCCGCCTGGTGGTCTGGCCGCCAGACGGCCCTTGAATTCTCTTGGCTATGAGCGTGCGGGCTTGCAATCCCGCGCGCATTTACCTTCTCAAACTATTCTGTTCGACACTCCCCAGACTATGGGTCTGTCTACATAAATCCAGGGGTTCTCATCCCGCACGACGATCTGCACATCAGGCAGGAAGAAATCCACATCAACGTAAAGTGTAAAATCCTCAAGTGCCATCTTTTTCGCTCACAAGTACGTTCAAACTGTCAGCCTACATTTTGCCCGATTTTGTTTTCTGCACAAAACCGCCGATTACACATCTGTACTTTTCTCTTATAACGCCCAAATATCGCATCCATAAGACTAATGGTGAGGCGGATTTTCTGACATTTCTTGACCGGACTTCTCGAAAGTGCGCGTCCGGCGACCGCAGTTGCGACATTCACGCGCCCGCATGATGCCCCCGAAGGTGCGGCGCGTGTAGAGGACATAGAGGTGCTGGCAGCCGCATTCGGGGCAGCGTATGCCTTCCTCTTGCGACTGGCGCGCCTTGTTAATATCCGAGTGATCGGGCTTCGCGTGCTTCTCGCGCAAGTCGTGCCCTCCTCTGCATCTCTGCGGCGCTCATCGGCGCCTTCTCGGTGCGGACCTGCACCTTGGTCATACCAGTACCCGGCAATGCGGCGCCCAGCATGGACGCCCCGGCCGCGCAGCCCACTACGCAATCGAACCAATGGTTGTCTGGTCTGTGCGCGGGCTGCTTCCACTCGTCCAGTTCACGGCCGCGCCCCTGTGTCCGTACGCGGTATTCACTGGTCATGTGCTCGGCAAAGAGGCGGTGTTCACCGGGCTTCGTGCCGAAGAGTGACAAGCACCCCTTGTCCCCCATCGCGGTTGAGAAGCGTTCATGGACAAAGGTTTTCCAGTAGTTGGTATCCACCTCAACGTGCCGCAGTGCCCGCTTCTTTGCTACGCTGGGAATCCACCAGTTGTGCCCGATGCGGTCGCCACGGTGCCTGTCGAACTCGCTGATGGGTTTCATGCTCGCGGTGATCCCATGTCCGCGTGCGGGCATGAGCGTAGCCGCGTGGCCCGATTGCCGGCAGAACTGGTGGACGACGGGCGTGAGCCATCCCTGGTCTATCAGGCACCATCGAACCCGCATGACCGCCCCATCGTCACGCGCCCACTCCGCTGTAATCAGGTGGTTCACCGCCGCCCCCAGCGCGGCGTATATGGCACCCTCAACGCCGGTCCCCGGGTGCGCGCGGCGGATCGTCCGTTGCACGTCGCGGTATGCAAAGTAGGCACTGCCCTGTTCGGGATAGGTGCCGTAGTCCATGATGTAGCCGGTAAAGTCCGGCTCCCATGCGCAGACGGCCCAGTACAGCAACTTCTCCCCCACGTCTACAAACGCGGTCAGGTGCTCGGCAGTGTGCGGCACCTCGCCCCTGATGCGCCCGTTGATCTTGGCAGCGATGCCGTCAGCATCCAGTATGGGCACCTGTTCCAGTTGCGGCGCCATCGGCTCATTCTGGTACTCCGAGAAGAACGCCGCCTCATCCCGGAGTCTCAGGTTGATAGCGTGCTGAATCGCTGAAAGCTCGTCGGGGTTGTGACACTCCGGCCATGCTATCTGCGCGCCCTGGTCCATTTCGGCCTGATGCTCCCGATAGAACTCCGTCGCCTCCTCACCGTTGGCGCCCTTGCGGAAACTGTCGGCCCGGAGTTCTGCGTATTGCTCCCACCGTTTCGCGTTGGTCGGGAACTGATAGACCATCTTGAACCGTTCCCCGTTCCATTCGGGGTGCGCGTCGCGGTCCAATATGCGGTCGGCCATGTCGCCCGGGCTGATGACCGTGCAGGGCATGATGCCCGATATCTTCTTGCCCGGCCCTGCGAGGCCGAGTGCCGCGCCCGCGAGTATGCGCTCCCGCGCCTGGCACTGGGAGAGGCTCCGCGCGCTTTCGTCTGTCTGCGGGTCGTCCAATATCACCACGTCAGGGCGAATTGAGTCGCCTTCCGGCGTCTGGTGCTTCATGCCGCGTATGCGCCCCGTGATACCTGCTACCTTCAGGATCGCCCCGCTCGCCTTGCTCCCCGGAATCGTGGGCAGCACGATTTCTTTCTGTGTCCATTCTATGTGCGTGCGTTCGCCCTCACAGAGTTGGCCCGCGCAGCGATTCGCAATCCCCTCCAGACATTGAATCGGGTAGGCCACCTCCGGGAAATCCGCGAGCAGCAAATCGTTCGTGTCGAGTTCCACTTTGATGGTGTCCAGCATATTGACGGCGTGCCCCTCGTCCGAACCGATGAGCGCCACAAAGCGCCGGTGTCCGTATGCGGTAGACCAGATGCACGCGCGTTCGCAGAGCGAACTCTTACCACTGCCGCGCGGCATCGCCACGGCAAACAGACCCCCTCGCAGCACAGCCTGCTCAATACGCGCGATGACCTTCAGATGATCCGGCGACCACGGCAGATAAAATACGTGGGGGAAATAGCTTTCGCAGAACACCCGGAAACTGCCGGCGGCCTGCGCCTTGCGTTCGGGGTCGGCAACCGCTGGAATGGGCGCAATGTCACGCCCGGCCTGCGCCATCTGCGCCTGACGCGCGCGGGAGCGTTCCTTGCGGCTGGCATAGTCGCCGTTACCATCCCGTGGCTTGCCGATGCTGCGCAGCAGTCGCACATCATCCGGCGTCAATGCCCCAATGTTTGTCTTGGCAAGCTCGATGATTTCAGCAATCGTCCGCTTTGCCATTATGCTCCCTTGCTTGCCTTCCTTAGTATTTCTATCTTCATATGTTCTGCAATTGCCTTTATCAAGTTCGGAGGAACGCTATTGCCGATATGTGCTTTTATATCTGTCTGGGTTCCATGCCATTTAAAGGTATCAGGGAATCCCTGCAAGAGACTAGCTTCCTGTATAGTCAAGTGCCGTGGGACTTCATAATGCCAATTGGAATGGGCTTTGATTTGCGTATTGCTGGGCCTATTCGGGTCAAGTCGTACAGACTGAAAACTTCCAACATACCGGACGGCTTTGCATAGAGATTGCCCGGGCTTGCTTTTGTACCACGCATCAATTACTTGTGGCTGATGCTTGCCCTGTTCTCCCTTCGGCAAATGCCCAATAGCATCCCTGACCGTTCTTGGTTTCGTCTGTGGCTGCGGGAAACTTGGCTCAATCCCCAAGTTGTTCCGTACGCCGATAATGATAACCCGCTCCCGACTCTGCGGCACATTGAAGTACATGGCATTCACGACTTCGCCTCTGGCCCGATATCCACACTCTCGTAGGGTCTGAATGATGCATAGATATGCCTGCTTCATATATCCCCTTATCAGTCCGGTCACGTTCTCCATAACAAATGTACGGGGCTGCAAATCCTTTAGTAATCTCGCAAACTCCATGAATAGACTATTACGCAGATCAGTAAACCGCCGCTTCCCAGCCGTACTGAATCCCTGACAGGGCGGGGAAGCATCCAATAGGTCAAGTGCGCCCAACTTGATGTCAGCGAGTCTTATACATTCTGGACCGGTTAGCTTTGCAATATCGCCATGATAGACTGGTACATCAGGAAAGTTTAGCTTGAATGTTGCTACGGCATTATCATCCCACTCAATAGCAAGTAGTTCTCGAAATCCTGCTAGCTCATAGCCAAGAGAAGAGCCGCCGCATCCAGCAAAGAGAGAAATTACTGTCGGCTGCTTACCACTTGAATCCACACTTGGGACATTCATGGGTTGTCTCTGCTAACTTGGATTCGTCAATGATCTTGTTTTCATCAGGAACTATCAGTCTATCCAGGATTTCCTCAGGCTTCAATCCGAATTGGCTCAGATCAATCTCGCCCAACTCCCGCACTTCTGCCGCCAGCGCCTCCTCAATCCATGCCGACAAGTCCCGCGTAGAATTGTCTGCCAACCGATATGCCCGCACCTGCGCAGGCGTCAAGTCCCGCACCACATGCACCGGAACCTCGGCCAGTCCCAGTTTCAGGGCCGCCCTGTACCGCGTGTGTCCACAGACGATCACCCCGTCAGCGTCCACCACAATAGGTTGTCGCCACCCAAACTGCTGAATCGAGGCCGCAACAGCGTCTACCGCCCCGTCATTGTCGCGGGGGTTCCTGTCGTAAGGCTTTAGGTCAACAACCTTTCGGAGTTCAACGTCCATCGGTTACGCCTCCCTTCTCGGCAGAAAGCAAGTCTGCTCACATTGGCGTT